TTGACGCCTATCTCACCTTTGACTCCAATTTCACCTTTGGATCCTACCTCACCTTTAGATCCTATTTCGCCTTTGGCTCCTTTGGCTCCATCCTGTCCATCAAACTGAAAAGAAAGAGTAACATCGTCATCGTTACTAAAAGGGTTACTATCACTAGAAGAAGTTATTGATCCTGATAGTTGTATCTCTCCACTAGAAGTAACGCCTTCTGTAAACTCAAACTGTAAGAAGTTACCTGTGTCTTCCGCTACACCCCTAATAACAACAGTTCCCGCTTGTGATGCAGTGACACCTGGTATGGTTACACTATTGGAATCCGTTTGATTTATTACAATCTTTGTAGACGTATTTTGAGTTGTCTCATTACCCCTTAGGTCTCCTGATGCTGGGTTTCCTGTAACTTCAGTTTTAAACTTATATGGGAATATATTCGGAGCGCTTGCTCCTTGAGAACCTTTTTGACCAGCGTCACCTTTAGAACCTTTTACGCCTATTTCACCTTTAGACCCAACCTCACCCTTAGCACCTTCAGCACCTTGATCACCTTTTACACCGACTTCACCTTTCTGTCCTTTGGCTCCACCTTCAGCAAAGGATAGAGTTATTTCTTCTGCGTCGCTGAAAGGATTATTACCACTACTACCCTGCACAGAAACAGTACAAGTTATTATTCCTGTCTCTACAGCAACACTATCTATGTTAAAGTTTATAAAGTCTGTAGATGTACTTACCGACCTAACTAATACTGACCCAGCACTTGGAGTAGGTATAGTGTCTCCGTTTTTATCAGTAGAGTTTATAACGACAGAGGTGGATGTGTTCTGAGTCTCATTGTTAAACCTGGCAATACCAGTAGCGGGACTTCCTGTTGTAGCGGTACTGAAAGCGTACTCATAGGTTGCGGCAGGTAATGGTCCTTGTTGACCCTTGACTCCTTTAGCCCCAACTTCTCCTTTATCTCCTTTACCACCTATTTCTCCTTTCGAGCCTTGATCCCCTTTAACTCCTATTTCTCCTTTAACTCCTATCTCACCCTTAACGCCTACTTCACCTTTAGATCCCTGATCACCCTTACTGCCATCATTGCCTTGATCTCCTTTAACTCCTATCTCGCCTTTGACTCCAATTTCACCTTTAGATCCTACCTCACCTTTAGATCCCTGATCACCTTTGTCACCTTGATCACCTTTAACTCCTATCTCTCCTTTAGTGCCTATTTCTCCTTTTGATCCAACCTCTCCTTTAGACCCGACCTCACCTTTGGCACCTACTTCGCCTTTAGATCCCTGGTTTCCCTTGACACCTATTTCACCTTTAACACCAACTTCACCTTTGGATCCTACCTCACCTTTTGAGCCAACTTCACCCTTACTGCCTTGATCCCCTTTGACCCCTTGCTCTCCTTTCTGACCTTTGTCTCCATCGCCATCTAAACCCTTTTGACCTTTAGCACCTTTGGCGCCTTTTAATTGTTCAACGGCTCCGTTATTAATATCAATAGATATAGGACTGGGTTGAGTAATAGTTATTACGTCACCAGGTTGGTCCGTTACAATAATTTCAATAGGGCCAGTATCTGACATAGTTTAGTTTACAATGTTTTGTTGTACAGTGAATGTTCCAAAGAACCAAGTTTCTTTTTCTCCAGTAGCGGTGAGCGTAAACTCAACGCCGTATACATATGTCCCAGCATCCACGGTCATGTTAGTGTCTGTAATAGTTATCGTGAGCAATCCTGCATCAGTTCCAGTAATTGTAATATTGCTATTAGATATAACAATGGGACCATTGTCATACTGTCTTACTTGCATCTCGTAAGAATAAGCCGTCAGGTCAATCGCATTTCCTTTCGAATCTTTGACGTTTGCTTTTAATATAAAAGTGTTTGCGCGTCGGCAACAAATATTTAATTGGGTAGCAGCAGATAGATCCACATTCTGTGGGTTTTCACATCTGCAAGCGGAAGAACTACAAGTACAAGCCATGGTACAAATTTACTCGTTTAATAATACGTCTAGGAGGTCGTCGGTCTCTTCAGATAGTTCTCCTCGCTCACCTTGTCGTTGAGAGATTAACTTAGATTGTTCGACGGCTGATAGTTTAATTCTGTCGTCTTTCCTGGTCTCCTTGACCGCTTCTAAATTTTCCCTGCCAGCGGTTTCAATCTGTTGTTGCTGAACAGAATACTCTCCTCGTAGTTTTGCAAGTTCCATCTCATAAAGATGTTCCACCTCCATTACTTTTAGTTTCACCTCAGCGTCTACAGAAGCCTTCTGTAAGTCCAGTTGAAGTTCAACTTGTTTCTTTTGAATCTCAGCCTGAGCAGCGGCATTGGTTGCTTGAATGTTAGATTGAGCAGTCATCTGCGCTTGCATCTGTTGCTCTTGCATTTTCGCGTCTCGCCTTTTGGCAATACGAACAGCCATCAGCCTTTCTGCTTGATCTGGATCCCTTAGTTGCCTTATTGCTTGAACGTCAGTAATATCTAATTGACCGCTTTGCAATGCAACATTTAAATTTTGTTCTAAGTACATTCTGTCAGGGTCCGACATTTCGGTAACGACCTTAACTCCGAAGTTGTACATGGTAAGTCTCTTGAATGATGAAAGGACAGCCATGTTAGTTTCCCCAATAGCGTTCTCATACATCTTATATAAAACACTTTTCTCAGGCATTATCTGAACACACTTGACAACATCTTCAACCACCCTTCTAAATAATACCATGGCTGCATTTTGAATATCGTACAGCGCATTATTGCCTGCGGCTAATGCTTGCTTTTGGACACCAACAAGAACATCTCCTTTTGGAGTGGTGCCATCCATCACCTCGTTAATGCCTGTAGCATCACGAATCATCCTTAGGTAATGATTGTAAATGTTTACTAACTCAGATATGTTTCTTATCTGATTTCCTATCTCTCTTACGGGTGGATTTTGAAATCCCCCTTCAGGATTTTTAGAGCGATAATAGAAAACCCCAGTCTGTTCGTATATGTCTTGAATCTCTAAAGGCTGAAGTTCTCCCCCTCTTCCTAACTGAACATTCTCCAACCCCTCTATATCTATAACTAAACCATCAGGCTTCGCTTTAGCAATTGACTGTTGAATTTTCAAATGAGTAATCTGAAGCATGTCTGCAAATCCTATAACACTAGATACCAAAGACTTAGGCATCATGTCTCTCATGTTTAAAGCAATCATAGAATATGAAAGGCGAGCGCGAGCAATATCATAAATGTTCTTAGGGACATTTTTCTTTTGACCGTAGTCATACAAATAGTCTGTACCTAAAACATACTTACCTCCATAGACAGTTTCGTTATTCATGAAGACTGGCTTTCGATCATACACCGACTCCCTTGGCGCTTCGTAACTATCTCCTTTATAATAAAAACCTGCATTTCCAAAACGAGATTCTTTATCCTCGTAAATCATGCTGTCCACTGACTTGAATTCAAACTCTAATACCTGAACAGAAAACTCATCGTATCCATATCGGTTTTGATTTGCGGCGTTGTCATACCAGGTGCTCATGAAAGCATTAGGGTCATTACCGTATTTATTCATTACGGTCTTAGCAATTTCTTTATATTGCGCTTCAGTGAATTGACTACCAGCAGTTCTCTTTAGTTCAGAAATACTAATCCTTTTAATGTCTCCAGCATAAACTAAATCATTCAGATTTGGATCAGTCGTATAAGAATGTAAGAAGTATGCAGGGTCAACATAATTAGTTTTAATACCATAGTTAGGATCGTTCTCCCTTTTAACTACGGCTACACCGCAAGTAACTAAATCTTCAACCGCCCTTCTAAAAATCTTCTCGTCAAAGTCATTCCATTGTAGTGTGAGTTCAGCGGCTAATTGAGCCGCCACCTCTGCATCAGTTTTGACATTAGTATCCAGGAATATTTCAGTCTCCTCTTTTGTCTGAGGCAGGTCCTCTGGGTTTACATCGACCTCAAGGCCAGACTCTTTGGCCTCTCGAATCATGTCAATGTTTTCAATACGAACCACTGTTCGTTTTTTCTTGATGTCTTTTTCCGACTGTGATAACGGATCTACCGCTTCCACCTGAGGATAAGGCTTTTGAGAAAGTATTTTGTTTACAACTATTTTAGCGAACTTAGGAACAATAGGTACAGGAGTGTAGTCCAATGTCAACAATGTACCGTCTCCATTATTTGCATTGATGGAGTTTAATATTTGTCGGTATATCTGTGTGTCCTGAGTTCCGTTTGCATAAGCCCTCGATGTCTCAAATGAATTGAACCTCTTTCCGTAAAGATTATTAGTGCTGTCGCTGCCCATCCACTGTGCGTAAATGGCCTTTGCCCAAGCAAGTCCGTAAGCCTGCGTGAGTTTTTCTTCGGTTGGTGCTAGAGCATCTGGGAATGTTGAATAACCATTTGCTGGACGACTTTGTGACATAGATCTATAAAAAGATGGTATATAGTTAACTTATGCAAATATAAGTTAAATACTAGCCGTCGAGAGAGGCGGCGATGTAAGTGCCTTTTAATCAATGGCTGTTTGACCCACTTCTTTCTTTGAAAGCACCTTATTTATTTTAATCTGATGCTGACCCTTATATGTTTTTGCAAATAGTCTTTGCTTTAATGAAGTCATAGAATGGGTTGCGTAAACCATAATATCTTGAGGGTCATCGTACTTAGATACACACCATTGTTTACTTACTGTATACGGAAGTTGTTTCTTTTTTTTAGGATAGAATTTTCTATACCCTACCTCTAGCATCATGTAATATATTGGTTCGCCTGTCATCTTAAAATTACTTTACCTGTTCTAAACCACTTCTTGTCGTTGTAGTTTGTTTTTACTACTGGCTTTATATTTCCTTGCGCCGCCAGTAACGCAAGACCGCTAGAGATTGTTAAGTCAAACTTTGTTCGATCATCAATCCTATAGTTTATCCAATCTTCTAGTGTTCTTTGAAAAGGCATACGTCCCATTTCAATAGACTCTTCATTGAGTCCTACATGAGAATGAATGTACGCTTCGATGGCTTGAGCATGAGCCTGTATTATCTCCTGGGAGTTTGAAGGTATTCCTTTTGTTTTTGTTTTCGAGCCGAAGCCAGATCCTAAGTGTGCAGGTCTGTCTAAAAGGTAATGATCATATCCCCTGGTTTCAAAGTACCTAGCAATACCGTATTTGTTATTCTCTATAAGAACAGGATAGCCATAGAATCTTGCAGCCATTAATATGTCTTCATAGAATATTTTAGCCAGGGGTGGACGACTAGCATATTCAGCAACAAACATATTAGCAGGAAATTCAGTAGAGAACTTATTGTAAAAATGACAAGCACCTTTAGATCCTCGACCATCTACAGTCGCATCTATATCATACGAGTCAACTCCAGCGCAACCTAATAGTTTGTTTTCGGGACCGTTCTTATTTCTCATGTGAGTGGGAGGTAGCCATCCAATCCGCCATCGACCATTAGGGTCTGGAGCAAAGACTACTTCGGAGTCTTGCTTTCCACCTTTCCAAATAAAATTACCTATGACTATTGGAGATGGGTAGAGTTCATCATTGTGTTGTATTTGCTCATAGATCTTTTGAACATTAAAGACTGAAGACTTAGCGCTGTCTCTGAATGCCTCTTGCTCAGTAAATGGAAACTGTCTTATAACTTCGTTTAATTCGTAGTTGTCATCAACCAATGCCTTTCTCTCATTCTTTAAAAAAGTCTTAGCCCCTATTGTTATCATATCTCCATCTATCCCTTCTACTGGACTTTCTGGATCGTTTACTACAGGTATACCATATTTGTCAAAGAAGCCCTCTAAGGCTTCGTAAGCAGGTATGAAGACACGATACAAGCCACTCTTAGTTCTGTCATTTTCATTTCTGTCCTTAGGATCACTATTGTAAACTAGATTTTTAAAATTAGAACCTCCTTTGTCTAGTGGATTAACCGTACTACCCACCAATGCCTTACCGACAATTCTTCTACCCACAAGTAAACAAGTTCTATGTATTCTCCAGGACTCTCTAATGTCTGTAGGTTTTTCCCACTTGCCTGCCTCATCCATGTATAGTATATGTAGTTTCTCTCCGTCGTATGCGTTGTTAGTTGTGTTCTTCCAATTAATGATAGTGTTTAACGCTTCCCCCTGAACAGAAGTTTTATTCTTTTTAGTTATTCTTTTTGACGGTTCTCTAAACGCTAACTCCATTCTGGGATTGGTTGTTCCGTCCTGTATCGGCTTAAAGAAAAAAGGATAAGATCTATAGATCGGTACAACCTTTTTCATGAATATATTTTCCTGAGCGTCAGATCCTGTCTTAGACATTATACCCAGAAGTTTATCTTTTACTTGAGTTGCTTCTCCAGACAATAGTGAAGAACTCATCTGAGTATATCCAGAACGTCTACACTTAGTATATACTTGACCTAGGCATCGTGGGTCTCGGAAGCAGGCTTCCATATGTATGAATAGTTCCTGTTGGAACCGCAAAAAACTGGGGTATCCCACATCAATCTTGGACCACTGTAGGAAGAAGTAATGGTGCCCTGTGATATAAGTCGGTTCCCCATTATTGTAAAACCATACTCCGTTTCTTCTTCTTTCATATTCTGTTTTTATATAAGATTGATATTTTTTTCTAAACTCATCTGGAGTCTGAGACCATTCGTCCATAGATCGTATAATAGCCAGGTCACTTGGAAGTTCCTGGCGCCTCCAGTATTGATCTTCTTTTTTTAAGTTATGAAAAAGTATTTTGTTTTTAGAAGGTGCCTTTGGCAATTGAATAGAAAGGTCTCCCACATCTACTATTAATCCTTCAGAGCCGTCAGGGCATATGTTTACTACGCTATCTTCTCTTCCTTCTATTTCTTTTAGCGTGTTCAACGCTTGGAGTATTGCTCTGCGAATCCGCTTGAATAATCTTTAGCGCCTTCTATAGTTCCATCTTTAGTTAAACTATTAATGATGGCAGTCGTCTTTTCTATTTCTATAATAAGTTCTTTAGCATCAACTGCTGTTTGTTTAATGGCTTGAAGTTCTGCTTTACGTTGTGATCCAGAGAGTTCATTGTCAACAGGTTTTTTAATTTCTTCAATCATATTGTGTACTGCTATTTGCATAGATGATCTTAGATTTTTAGCCGTCGCTATATTATCATACTTACTTGATGAGCGTGCCATGAATTGCGTCTACTATAGTTCTATACACTTTATCGCCCTCTACTTCCATTTCATAATCTGACGAGTCTCGGATCCAACAGGTGTCTCCTACCTCCAAACCAATCTCATTTGCAACCCGACTTGGGTATTTCAATATACCATATTTTTTACCATCATCATAATTCTTGTCGTCTAGCACTAGTTGTATTATCGACGACTTAGGCTTTACTGGCTTCCAAGGATCTAAAAATAACCACTTGCCTAGTGTGTGTATCTGATCTTTATGCTTATACGCAAATGCTTGATTACCAAAGTGATCCCACTCGTCATAGACCACATAATATAATTTTTCTTTGTAATCAACTATTTGACCACGCGGACCCTTAGTCTCTTTTAATTCTTTACCGTCATTACCATCCATGTGATTACCACCAAGAACAACATTGTGATGAAAGTATAACAGGTCTCC